CTGGCTCTAATTGTCTATCTTCTCTTTGTTTAGAAATGTCAGCAATATAAGTGTCATCAGCTCTATATGCTTTTGCATTTTTTCTTCCCATATAGCCATTGACTTTTTCTGCCACACCTGGTTGTGTAAGCTGGTCTATTGTACTTGATAGTATTTTCTTGTTTGCTTGTGTTCTAAAATACTTAGGAAGTAAATCTGCACTCTTTCTATTAGAGTTGTTGCCTGCTGGCAACGGTGATTCTGTCTGATCGTTATCGTAAGACATTAGTAATAACTTCCTCCGCTACTTGAATTATTAGAACTGCTTGAACTTGAATTGTTTAAATTATTTGAACTAGATGAACTAGTAAATGACGATGCACTTGTAATACCTGTGTTTACATTTTCACTTGATGTTACTACGTTACCAGATGCATTTAATCTAGTTGCTGTAATTTGGTCAATAATTTCTATATCTGCCACTGTTGCACTGTTAATAAAAATTTCATCAACTTCGCTTCTTATTTCAAACAAACTACCAAAAGTTTGTGTTACTTGATCAGGAACAATAACAACACTTACTAAATCTGGTGCAAGTCTGTTTGTTATATATGTTGCTAATTCTTGGAAGTAAAACGTATCACCGAAGTTCCAATTTTCTAATGCAAAATATTGATTAATTGCTTCAATACATCTTGTCTTTACATCATTGTCATTTAAAACTTGATCAGGATTTTTTACTAATTTAAATGTTGCTTGTAGATCTGATCTAGCAGCTGCACCAAATAGTTCTTTGTATTTTACTGGATGGTAAATTACTTCATCACTTATTGATTTAATTTTATTAAGTTCGCGACCATAAGATCTAAATAACTCATCTGAACTTGGTGGTAGTGGCTGTTGTGTTAATTGTCCATCTAAGAAAAGTCTATAATTTCTATCATATGTTTTTGTTAACATATAAGTGTCAATAATATTACTTGCACTAGGATCAATCCTATTGTTAGTATCAGCAACATGTATATAATGGAATTTTAGTTTGTCTCTTCCTATAAATGCTTTGTAGTCACTGTTAGTTACTAGTTCAAGTATTGATGCATCTAACTTCTTAAACACATTGTTGTCTCTAAAGTAAAATAGTTGTCCATCTGTGTATGTGCTTAATGGTTGTATGTTAGTTTGCGATTCTAGTATTTCAATATCTGTTGATTCAACATATCTAAATTCTTCAACACCTGCATCTGTAAAATATTTTTCGTGTATAATAATTTTTGTTAGTGGAGTATTATCCTCGTCACCTACAATATGTAAAAATAATTCTGGATCATCAATAACACCATCTGCGTCTTTGTCAGCAAATGTTATTTCTATTTTCTTAGTGTCTACATAACCTTCTTTATCTCTATATGATTCTAAAATATCAAAATCAAAGTTATCTGTAAACGGCAACACACTGTTAGGTCTTGTGTTTATATTCAATACACTTAGTTTGTCTCTTATAGTTTTACCTGTTTGTGTGTCATATATTTTATCTGTGCTGTCATAGTAGAATTTAATTTCCCTATCACTTTCAAATACATAACGTAACCCTCTATTTGTTACTTTGTATGTCTCGCCATTTGTTTCAAATAGCAATAACCAACTTGCATCAAGGTTAGCATTACTTACATTGCCTGCAAATCCTGTACCAAAACTACTTTTCTTATCTAAGTCTGTTGCTTTTATTAAACGCCAAACACGATTAACATCATCATAACGTAACCCAAAATCGTTGTATGCAAAAGTTTGATCAATAATTTCTACTTTAACATCGTCAATAAGACTGTTTGCTAACTTAGGACGTATCTGTACTAGTCTGCATCCGTTAGCAATCTTATCAGCTAATGCTATTGGACCTTGTGTGTCTGATAATCCAATGTCTAGTCCGTTACCTGCAACCGCTATAACTTTAGTCCATTTATATGTAGAACTTCCTACATGGTTAGCGTCACCTGCCATTAAGGATCCGTCGGGCATAAAGTGGAATCCTGTTGGTGCTTCAAATTTAATTGCTGTGCCAGCTTCAATATATTTTAAACTGTTTGTAGTAAATGATCCAACTCGATAACCAGAGGCATCTAATGACTGAAAATTACCTGTATAAGTGTTTGTAGCTTCTGTAGTAACGTTCCAATAAACACTTAGATCAAAAGTACTAATCTTTGGAAATTTATCTAAGTAATAATGTTTTACTTTCTTGTCATCAAGAATAGGTTCTACAGTGTTTATTATAATACCTTCAATATCTGTTTGAGTATTAAAATTAAAACTTGTTTTGTTTGTGATGTATTCTTTGTATAGTACGCCATCATTTCCGTATAAGTTAGTATTACTATATTTGCCGGTAGCATCATTTAAATCAAAGTATCTTGATATACCACTTGATGTTCTGTTAACTGATTTTACTTTTACAATTTCTTGACTTATGCCTAAGGGAGCAACATTGTAATCTTCCCCTGTGACCATTCTATTTTGTGTATAGTATGTTGCAGGTGCATTTTGTTTAATACTTAAATTACTTTCAGATCTAGCACTATTTGCTACAGTTGTTTGTAACCCTAGAGTTAATGTAAGAGTGTGTACTCTTCCTTTTTTGCTTAGGTATGGAATATTAACAGCAATATTAGTAATAGCTGCTGGTGTAATAACCATATTTCTATTTTCACTAGTTCTAAAATATGATTTAAAATTACCTTTTGGAAGATTTCCAAAAACTCCATCACTAAATGCTATATTAATTCTGTCGTCAACTCTTGTTAGCACACTATAGATATTTCTTATTTTTTTGTTAATACTATTGTATATTACATTATTGCCTTCTACAGCATCAAGTTTTGACCATAACTCTGATTCGTTACCATTTGCATCTAATTTAAATAACCAAACATCTGAATCGTTAATATTTTCTGTATCAATGGAAACTGTTTGATTTGGTGTAGGTTGTGTTACACTAAATTGTCCACTTTCTAGTCTACCCTGACGGAAGTGTGCAAAAAATCCTGTGTTACTACTACCTGGTCCTTGTGTATCATTTCTATACATGAACGCAAAGTTGTTTCCTGGTATTGGTGCTTCTTCAACTAAACTACCTTCTTCTATATCTGTAGATACAATTTCAAAAGGAGTTGTTTTACCTTCAATTGGCTTTTCAAAAGAATATACAGGAACATCAGTGTTAACTCCGTTTATTCTGTACTGGTCTGTTGATATGCCTGCTACTGTCTCACTTTTGTTTGGCTTACCAAATACTCCGTTAACTGGTAACGAAGTGTTTAGCACTTTAATAAACTGTTCATACCAGTTTGAATTGGTGCTGTCGTTCCACTGTATTGTTTGGCCTGCTAAGTTAGTACCATTTGAATCAAGAAGATCTTCAGTAGTGCTTACGGCTGTAAATTTTAAAAGTCCGTTAGCAGATTGATTTCTTCGTGGATTATAATTTAGTAGTCTTGCTAGTCTTAGTACTGATTCTCTACGTTCTGCAAGTTCGAGGAAATTTTCTCTTGCATTTAAATCAATTCTAAAGGATAAATTTTGTCCAAGGAATGCTACTAAGTCAATTAGTGCAAGGTATTCACTTGATTCAATATAGTCGTTGAAATCCTCAGGATAATTAGTCCTAAGATATTCTATCATTGTTCGTCTTAAATTATCAAAGTCGTAACTTTGAAAGTCGGCATTGCGAAAAGATTGGTATATTGTTTTCCAATCCTCTGCAACTAGTAATCTGTTTTGTCTATCAGTAGCTGACATCTAATTTCCTCATATAACGTATTTATTATAAACTGTTATGTACGTAGTTAATTCTCTAAGCAAGTAAGCCAGCTTCTCTATCAAATTGTAGAGTCATAGCTTCAGCAATACTATAGTTTAGGTAGATTAGAGTACATTCAATTTGTATACCACTTTCATACGTATCAACAATAACATTATCAACAGTAACCCGAGGATCATAATTAATAATATCTGCTACATTCTCAATAATAGCGGCTTTTAGTCCTTCTGTTAATGGGTCAAATAGTAAGTCCCATATAATTGTCCCAAATTCAGGATTTTCTAATTTTTCACCTTGACGTATATGAAAATGGTTAATTATATCCTGTTTAATAACAGCAAGGTCGTACAATCTGTATCCGTCATTAACAGGATTTACTGTGCTTATAGATCTGTAAGACGCACTTGATGCTGGTTGTTTAGGCTTTGTAGAACTTGCTACATTTACCCTTTTGTATATATTTTTCTCTAAAGTACTCATAGTAATATTTACCCTCTACGCATAACCGGAATCTTTAGCATTCCTAGCTGCAGCAATTAATTGTGTAGGGGAGATTCTTGACTTGTTGCCTGCTACACCTTGATAATAACTTTCTCCTGTTTCGACTATTCTCTTACTACCTTGTTGTCTAAATGTAACTGGTAAACTGGCCCATTCTTGTGCCAATGATCTACAAAAAGCTGGCTCTGATTTGGAGCCTGAAATAAACGCATCAATTCCTCTTCTCTGCAGTAATTTACGACATAATTTATCTTGGTTAGCAGGACTGAATAACTCTGTTCTACTTACTACTCCGTCTCCGTCAACTAAACTTATCAATGTTTTCTTAATAATTTGATACTTACCTGCTGCTGAACTTGCTGATCCTGCGTCTACACTTGCAATTTGCCAATCAATTACTTCTTGTAATGTTAGTTCTGATAATTGTTTTCCATAGAACTGGAATGGTGTTATTTTAGATCCACCATAAGGAGTGTTATAGCCTGCACCTTCTGCATTACCAATAACATCTAAAATACTACCGTCGGCACCGACACTAGTAAATTTAGTTTCTAGTGTTTTATCATCTTTTTTTGTAGTTGTAGCAACAGGAGTTGTGCCACTTGTTCCTGGAGGTGGTCCAGCGGTTGAGCTAACAGCGTCTTTGTTGCCAACTCGGTCGCTTTTTCTAAAAGTATCAACACTGGTAAGTAAATCTGCTTGAGGCAAAGGCGTATCAACTAATATATCTGTTCTTTGACTCTTAAAGAATAACGGATCTAAGTTTTCATGTTGTGCATATGGTTCATGACTTGGCATTCTTTTTACGAATGTTTGTATGTCTGAAGGGACTTCTGTTCCTGGATTTGTTTTAGGAACAACGTGTCTAGGCAATGGTATCATTTCTATAGCATCTGCTGCATCAGTTGCCACTGTGCCTGCTGATGACGAGCTGCTGTTTAAATTAATATCCGTGTCTCCATCAATTTCAACGTTGCCGCCTGCGGCATTGATATTAATTGCTCCTTCTGTTGCTGTTAAGTATGATGCTTTTCCTACTAAATTAAGTGTTGTATCAGTATTAATAAACATATCAGTTGCTGAACGTATATGTCCTTGTGCATCTGCTAATACATATAAATTTGCATTTGTGTGATGATGAATATCACCTGTAACTAATGTACTTTGAATTCCGCCAACAGTTGTGTCTTGGTTTTGTTTAACTGTAACTAACATATTTTGTTCTGCTAATATACTAGTATCACTGTGGCTTTCTATTTTTACTTCACCAGTTCCTTCACCGTATCGTCCACTAGCTCTTACATTGACAGCACGACCGCCTTCTATGTTTACATCTCTATCTGCTGTAAGGTTTATATCAGCGTCACTATGTATAGATATACTATCTAAACCATAAACATCAATTTTACCATCACTAGTTAATTCTACCCAAGCTGTTCCTCTACTGTTGGCAATGTAGATAAAGTCTTCACTGTTGTGCATTAATATTTGATGACCAGTTCTAGTTCTAAATCGCATAAGTTCGTTATGTGGTATACTAGACTGACCAAATGTTTCGCCAGCTTCAACATTTGCATATGCTGGCGGCCCTGCTGATGCATGTGATGCTCTTGTTAATTTGTCATCACCGTCATCCATAACAAAACTTGAACCACCAAGCCTGTTAACAAATTTTGAATGTTTAAGTCCTGCTTCTCCAGCAAGCCCTTTAGGTGCTCCGGGTCTTTTATCTATTGGTCCAGGAGTGCTTATTCCAAATACAGCACTAGGAACTTCACGCCTAGCACTCGTGCTTGTTGTTCCTCGATTTTCGTCTCTTATTAAACCTTGTATTTCAAGTGCTTGTGTAAAATCTTTGTTGTACGGTTTATTAAATTTTGTTGGGTCTCTTCCTGATCCTTTTTCAACTTTTTTATTATACTCGCCTGTTGGTAATTTTAAACCTTGAATATTTTGCGGAGTACCGGGAGTTGTAAGTGCTGTTGATGCTCTTCCATCTGGAACCATAAAGTTCATAAATTTATCTTGGATACATCCTATCCAAAATCCGTTAGCAATATCGCCTTCAGCAAATGTAACTAAAACTCTTGAGCCAATATCAGGTGGTACAAACCACATACCGTAACTTTTTTGAGTTGCGGCATATCCGTCATTTGCTGACGTATGCGCAGGATTAGTAATACCATAAAATGGTGACAAATATCTAACTTCTATTGATGTTCCTAATCCTTCAGGTAAACTACCTGTAGAGTTATTTTTTAGAATATCAACTTTTAGTGATCCTGAATATGTAGCATCTAAATTACTAACTACAATTGCTTCGAAGGGACCTGTGCCGATAGATTCAATTTTTTTTACGTTTGTTCTTTTAGACTGGGCCAATTATTGAGCTCCTGTAGCATTTGGATCAAATTGTTCTGCTGCTTGTGACGGCTTTGTATTTACTGGATCACCAAACTCATTATAGGTAACCCCGGACGAAGTTTGTGTTACTGGTGAACTTGTTGCTGTGCCCCGTGATGTATAGAACGAAGCAATAGCGGCAATCTTATTACCTTTTTGTACATCATATAAGTTATCAGCTGGATCAAGTGGAAAATATGGCCTTAGTGTTGTGTCAGCTTGTGTTGATTGGGCTGTTTGCGTTGTTGATTTTGTTCCGCTAACAGAATCGTTTGTAGCACCTGCTTGCCCGTCGGACATTGCTGATGGTGGTTCAGGCGGTCCTACAACTCCACCTGGTATTTGACCGTTTCTTGTCCAATCATAAGATCCACCTTCACTTGTGGCTGCACTAAAATGCATAGCATCTGTTGCACTTTTCCAGTCACCGCCCCAACCTAGGCCATATTTAGATGCAAGCGCACTCATTAAACTTCCTGTACCGTCTCCGGGCATATCTGTAGGTTCTGGAGCGTCTTCTGGACGTGGGCGAATCATACCATTATCTTTTGAATTAATATCAATTGCAAGTCCACTAGCATGATAGCTAGGAACACCAGTATCTGTGTTACGCTGTACATATCCGCCTAACGTAGTTATTTCATAACCTAGATCAGTTTCTAACTCGTTAATTAAACCTTGGAATTTATCTGCAACTACAGCAGCAACTTGTGTTGTTTTTCCGCTTGGTGTTGTAATTGTTTTTAACGGACCGTTTGGACCTGTTGGTTTTATTATTTCATTATTTCGATTTGTAGTATCCTCCATTGCATCAGTTCCTGCAACATCGTTAGGATTTTTATCGTTAGGGTTAAGTCCCGGGCATGCTGGTTTTTCAATTACCGCTTTAACTTTACTAATACCTTCTGTACTTTGATTTCTACGTCTTACTAGTTCTAAAGTTTGTTTAAATTGGTTTCCACTAATTGAAGATGTAACCTTTACAACTTGGTACACACCGCTAAAACTATCTACAGCAACAGTTGCTCCTGGAAAAAACATTGTTCCGTCATTGTTATAATCAACTGGAGTTCTAAAATTTACAATAATATCTATTTCATTTCTTTGATGATCCATTGCGCCGCCAGATGTTATATTTTTTGATCCGCCTCTAGCCGATGTATGGTTTCCTAATCCGCTGTCAGGAATAAAATAAGGATCGCCCCAAATTTCTAAATTTGCTGTAATTAAATCTACTTTACTGTTAACTAAAGCATTATGGAACATCTTAGCAACTTCTTCACCATATTGTTTATTGTAACTACCACCATTAAAATTACCGGCTTTTATAGTCGATCTAGTAGTGCCTTCTGGTATTGTGTTTCCTGCTGTTGGTTTTCCTAAAGATGGCTTTTTTGGAGTAACAACAGTTTTTTCTCTATCGTTAACTAAACTTGATGCATTTAATTGTCCCATGTCCATTTGTATTGCTTGGAAAAATGCGGCATTAAATTTAATATCAAATCCTAATACATCTTCATTTGCGCCACTATATATGTAATTGTAAGTTTTAACACAATGCTTTGCTTTTTCAATTAGTCCTGCGCCTGCTTGGTTAGGCGCACTAAATCTACTTGCATCTACTTTGTAAGGAACAACATCATAAACATAAATCTTTGGCATTGTTCCTGTTGCACTTTCATGTTGTCTGTCACTTATAACAAAACACTGTGACTCAATTCTAAACCAATCTACTTCGCCTTTTTCGTCAGTTCTTTTTAGTGCTGTTCTACCGTACTCGCTAACAATCACTAGTTCTTCAATAATCTTAGTAATTGGTGTTCCTTGATTAAATTTAAAAATTCTATTGGTATCGCTTATAGTAAGTTCTATGCCGTTACGACTGTAGACGTGTGTGTCTTTGTCATAAGCATACAACCCAAGACCAAACGGATTATCGCCGCCTTCGGTATAATCAGATATCATTGGGCTTGCACCTATTTTATTTAGATTTTTTACAGAACTTGATTTTAATGTTTCTAATAATGCACTACTAGTTGTGTCTGCACCTATATTTTTAAAGAAGCTAGTTAGACTATCAACTTCGTCCTCATCTGCTGTTTGGGCACCTTTACGTGATGACCTTGCTTCTGCATTTGTTGTGGCTTGATCTAGTATATCTGGTCTTCTTAAATATGATTTTGTATAATCGCCTGTACGCTGTGAAGGGAATCTAACAAGATAAAAATCAGTTGCTGTAGAGCATGAGTCTTTAGCAATTTTTTGTAAACTATTATTAATTACTGTTGATAAACTTTGTTCGCCCACTGACAGTATTTCAACTACGTCATTTCCTGTAAGACTTAAAGGTTCTTTTATTAACTGTACATCGTCATCAAAAGATTGTTCGTTCCAAGGTATGCATGATACTTGATATGTACTACCGCCATTATTAACATCAAACTCAATATTTGTTAATTTAAAAGGTATTTTTCTATTACAAAATGCCATTGGTTTAATTTCATTTAATTTTTTATCAGATTCTCCAAAGCCTACAAAATCAAGTTCTAACAAATATGGGCATTGTAGATAATTTTCAAAACCTGCATCAAATGCCGCTGACTGTAGCATTTGTAAAAATATTCCCATACTGTATGGTTCTTTTACAGTAAAGCTAATATTAAATGCTTGTGTTGCACCTGTTTTACTATTAGTTGTTACAACAGCATCCATTTCAAAATCGTCTATAAAATATTCTAGGTTGGCTTTTTCATCACCCATTTGGTCATATGCTGTTTGTATACGCTTGTTATCAATACCTCCGCCACCGCTACGTAAGATAGTAAAGTCTGCGCCATTTTGAAGATATGTATCTGATGGATTATTTGCACTGTCAGCGGTTAACGATCCTAAAGTAAATATACAATTTACACTATTGAATGCTCTTAGAGGATTTTTTAATGCAATTCCCGGACCTTTTGGTTCTATCTCTGGGGAACTATCTGAGCCTTTGACAGTGTCTGCAAATTTTGAAGCATATTCTTCTACTGTTGTTTCAACAGCACCATCAAGTGCCTGAGCTGCATAATCTACTATGTCAATTGGTATTGAATCAACCAACGGAATTACTTGTTCAACAAGTTTATCTTTCTTACCTTGTAAAGATGCTCCTAGTGCGTTTGCAAACTGATTGAGTCCCGGTGGATATATTGCATTAATGTCGGCTCCTAAATTTGCTAAGGACGGTAATGTTAAATTTCCAAATCCTCCTATTGTATTTGTTAATCCTGTTGCGTCAATTTTAGAAAATTTATCTGTAAGTACGCTAACAGCACCTGAAGCATCATAAACTTTTCCTGTTGCGTTCTTCATGTCGCCGAAGCTTTGAGAAAGATCAACATTAGCCACCGCATCAGTAACAGCCGTACTAAGATTGCTAGTAAGTGTCTTTGCTTTATTTTCAATAATTTGCTTTGGATTAATTGACATTTATATTCCTAAAGATTTTTTAAGTTTAGCAGGATCTGGAATGAATATAGTTGTACCCGCTAACATATCAAATACTGGGTCTTTGATAATATCCATATTTCTTTGTGCAAACACCCACCATAACTTTGGAGTTCCATAATAGTCATATGCTAACAAGTCTGGTCTATTAGTGTATTGCGTTTCAATTGTATATTGTACATCATCTGATGATGCTGGAATAGGTCGTATTCTAAGTATATCTAATGCGCCGGTCCTATTGTATTGTGTTTTGTGCCAAGGACTTGATGATTTGTAATTTGCCATTAGATGAAGCCCTCCCCGCTACCTATATATTCGCCGTTAGTAAAAGTGTTTAAATTAAAAGAACTAGTTCTTCTTCTAGAAAATGTAGGTTTGAGTGTTACTGATATCTGACTGTTTGTAGGACACCATGATGTTGACGAAGTATCGCCTCCTGGTGTACTTGTAGCAATATAATCAACATCAGCCGGAAGGTCAACTGTAAAGTTTGATATAACTACAGGAACATTATTAAAGATATAATCTCCATAGCCGTTTAGTCTTACTATAGGCGGTGGTGCGCCTGCATTTGCTGAGCTTTCACCGTAAAACATTTTTGTTACAGTACGCAAATAATGTATTGCACCAATCCAGTATTTTGCATCGTCTGCATTTTCTACTGGAAATTCTCCTGTAATAACAATGTCATCTGCTTGACTGTTTTCGTAGATTTGAAAAGGATAATTTGTATGCACAGGCTGTAGTGTATTGTAGTTTGCACTATGGCTTACAATAATCGTAGGAGTTATAGGAAAACAAAGTCCAGCTGTTTTAGCTAAAGGTGCAATTAATGTTGATGTTGTTGGGTCAATTGTAGGAGGCATTGATAATTTTACACGCCAATCATGATCAGCACTTGTAGATTCAAATCCTGATACTTTAGCATCTGTTTTTCCTTTTTCAGAACTAGGTAAATTAATGCTTCTAGCCTGTTTTGCAAAACCTGCAGCACTAAACAGCTCGTTGACTACAGTATTTTTTATACCATCTAAAAATCCGTTGCCGGTACTGACGCCAGTCAATGCATCTTGCACGGATGCAGCTGCTTGGTTTTTTAAGTCACCAAGTGCTTTGTTTGCTTGTGTTTTTACAGTCTTGCCCAAATCTGCTGGATTAAATGCCATTTTCATATCTCCTATATGTATTATTTAGTTGACATAATTAAGTATGTAGTTTATAATAGTGTTAATTAACTTGGAGAATACCATTGAGAAAACGTAATTACCTTAATAATAAGGACATATTGTCAGAAATCCATAAATCTAAGAACACTTTTAATAGTTATGTGGAATCTACGTATCATCAGTACGATTTGATACTATTAGACGTAGCTAAAATTAATAGACTGACAATCGCAGAAGCAAAAAGAGCAAAAGCAAAAAGACTCAGTTCAGCTGAATATGAGAGACGTAAAATGGCCGGCGAAAAGGTCAAACAAGCTGAGTGTGAGGTTGATTGGAAAAAGATAACAAAGGAAGAACTAATCTTCCGTGTTATGACATTTGATCATATTCCAGAAGAACCAGGACGTAAGAAAAATCCTAAAACTATAGCAGACACTAAGACTAAACTTAACTTTCCACCATTTCATCATTACAAATTTAATGACGAAGGTGATCTTATTTTAGTTGGTAAAAGTCATTGGGTCGGTGGCATGGACAACGGACACTTTGACAAGACACACGGCAAAGCAACAAACACACTTGCTACTATGTGGTTGAAGTTAGTTGATAGATATGCTACACGTGGCAATGTACGTGGTTACACTTATAACGATGAAATGAAGGGACAAGCAATACTTCAGTTAGCACAGATTGGACTACAATTTGACGAGTCAAAATCAAACAATCCTTTTGCTTACTACACGGCGGCTGTAACTAACAGTTTTGTACGTGTTATTAACATTGAAAAACGTAATCAAAACATTAGAGACGACATTTTAGAGATGAACGATCTTAATCCTTCTTATACAAGACAAGCACAAGGCGAATGGGAAGCAAGTGTAAAACGTAACGAACAAGCACCGATTACAATCTTTAAAGATAAAAAACCGGTTGACAACGCTTAATTGTTCCGCTATAATACTAACATAGAAGCCTAATGGAGGACTGACTTTGTTTAAGAAAGCCGCTGTCTTTACTGATATCCATTTTGGTCTAAAAAGTAATTCACGTATTCATAACGATGATTGTGAAGAATTTATAGACTGGTATATCGAAGAAGCAAAGAAGAATAACTGTGAAACAGGTATATTCTGTGGTGATTGGCACCACAATAGAAATAGCCTTAACCTTACAACTATGGACGCAACTATACGGTCTATGGAAAAACTAGGTAATGCATTTGAAAAGTTTTACTTTTTTGACGGTAACCACGATTTATATTATAAAGACAAAAGAGATGTAAATTCAACAGCATTTGCAAAACATATTCCTGGTATCACATTTGTTGACGAAATGATGGTTGAAGAAGATGTTGCACTTGTTCCTTGGCTAGTAGGCGACGAATGGAAGAAAATACAAAAGTGTAAAGCAAAGTATATGTTCGGTCACTTTGAACTTCCTAGTTTTTATATGAATGCAATGGTTAAGATGCCCGATCATGGTGGCGATCTTAACAAGCAACATTTTGCAAATCAAGACTATGTGTTTAGTGGACACTTTCACAAAAGACAAACGCAAGGAAAAATACATTATATTGGTAATGCATTTCCGCACAACTATGCAGACGCATGGGACGACGAACGTGGTATGATGATACTCGATCGTGAAAATGATTTAGAACCAGAATATATCAATTGGAAAGATTGTCCAAAATATCGAACTGTAAAACTTTCAAAATTAATCGATGAACAAAGCACACTTATCAAAAGCAGAATGTATCTGCGTGTAGAACTTGATATTGACATTAGTTATGAAGAAGCAAGTTTTATCAAAGAAACATTTATAAGAGATTATAAATGTAGAGAAATTACACTTATTCCTCAATCTCAAATTGAAGAAATAACGACAGACTTAGACATTAGCACATTTGTTAGTGTTGATCAAATTGTTGCAAGTGAGATAGCAGAGCTAGATACAGAATCATTTGATAAAGTAAAACTTTTAGAAATTTATAACGGATTAGCACATGATTAAAATTAAGGACCTTACAGTAAGGAACTTTATGAGTGTTGGAAATCAGACACAGGCTGTAGATTTCGATAAACAACAACTTACATTAGTACTAGGCGAAAACTTAGACCAAGGCGGAGACGATAGCGGATCACGTAACGGCACAGGTAAGACTACAATTATTAATGCACTAAGTTATGCACTCTATGGAACAGCACTAACTAATATTAGAAAAAACAATTTAATTAACAAAACTAATTCTAAAGGTATGTTAGTCACACTTTCTTTTGAGAAAGACAATCTACAATATCGCATTGAACGTGGTAGATCACCAAACTTATTAAAGTTCTACATTAACAATGAAGAACAAGTTGACATAGACGAATCACAAGGCGATAGTCGTAAGACTCAAGAATCAATAGATCATTTACTAGGAATGAGCCATGATATGTTTAAGCACATTGTTGCACTAAACACATACACAGAGCCGTTCTTAAGTATGCGTACTAACGATCAAAGAGCAATTATTGAACAACTTTTAGGTATTACAATACTGTCTGAAAAAGCAGATGTTCTTAAAGAAGATATAAAAGTTACTAAGGACGATCTAAGTCAAGAAACAATGCGTATTAATGCATTACAGACAGCAAATGAAAAGATTGACGAAACTATTGTAAGTTTGCAAAGTAAGCAAAAAGCATGGCTTGGCAAACGCACTACAGACGTTATAAAACTAAAAGAAGCAATTGAAGAACTAGAACATTTAGATATCGAAAAAGAACTAGAGCTACATGAAAAACTAACAAACTGGTCAGAATTAAATAATTCTATTATGGCTCTTAATAAAGAAAAAAGCACACTCGAGACAGCACAGTTACGTGCTACAAAGTCTGTGTCAAAAGTCGAAAAAGACATCTTAGAATTAAACAGTGCTACGTGTTATACATGTGGACAAGAACTACATGCTGATAAGAAAGAAGAAATTTTAGATAAAAAATCTAAAGAACTTACAGATGCTGATTCATATCTTACAGAAGTCTCAGATAAATTAAATGTTGTAATTAGTGAACTATCAGCTATTGGTGATATCAACGGACGTCCAACAACGTTCTATGAAACTTCAAAAGAAGCATATGATCACCGAAGTAATGTTGATAATTTAACACAAGCATGGAACAATAAAAAAGACGAAAATGATCCTTATCAAGAACAAATTGATGATCTTGAAAATAGTGCAAAACAAGAAATTGATTGGGAAATAGTTAACTCGTTAACATCACAAAAAGAACACCAAGAGTTTTTACTTAAATTACTTACAAATAAAGATAGCTTTATACGTAAGAAAATTATTGATCAAAACTTAGCATACTTAAACAATAGACTTACATACTATCTTGACAAACTAGGCTTACCGCATAGCGTTACATTCCTAAATGATCTAAGTGTAGAAATTACACAACTAGGTCAAGACTTAGACTTTGATAACTTGTCAAGAGGCGAACGTAATAGACTTATACTTGGTATGAGTTTTGCGTTTAGAGATGTTTGGGAAAGTTTATATCAGAATATTAATTTGCTGTTTATTGATGAACTTATAGACAGCGGCATGGATTCAAACGGTGTTGAGAATTCAATAGGCGTACTTAAAAAGATGGCCAGAGAAAGAGAAAAGAACATTTACTTAATATCACACAAAGACGAATTAATTGGTAGAGTTAACAATGTTCTTAAAGTAGTAAAAGAGAACGGATTTACAAGTTATGAGAATGACGTTGAAGTAATTGTATAATGGATGATACACACGATAAACTTATCAAAGCATATCTAACGTATTTCGAAGAAAATGAAAAGTTCGAAGCACGTAATTCTGTGCGAACACACGGAAGTGCAAGACGTGCTTTGAGACAGTTACGTTTACTCGCAAAAGAGCGAATGGACGAAATACACGAAAAACATAAAGGCAAAAGTCAGAACTAGTCTACCACTGTACAAGTATGCGGTAATTACTTGCATGGAGTGGACGTACAAAGGCAAAAAAATTAAAGAAATACCTGACGAGTACGAAGGCTTCGTTTATCTAATAACGAACAAAAAGACTGGTCAAAAATACGTAGGCAAAAAGTTAGCAAAATTTAAGACCACAAAACCACCACTCAAAGGCAGAAAAAATAAACGTAGAGGCTACAAAGAAAGCGACTGGAAAACATACTATGGTAGTTCAGACAGGCTAAACGCAGACGTAGCGTCACTAGGCGAAAAACACTTCACAAGAGAAATATTATACCTATGTAAAGGTAGGGGCGAAATGTCCTACATAGAGGCAAGAGAACAATTTGATAGGCGTGTACTTGAAACAGATGATTACTATAACGGTATCATTAATGTTAGAGTAGGCGGATCAGAAAAACTCAAACAGGCATTGCTAGAACATCACATCAAGGCAAAACAACCCAACACATAAGGTTAGCGGGCCAGATTAGAAATACCGCTGTGGAAAAGCCTATGGGGACATAGGACACGTAACATACTGAGCGGCATCCGGTAGTAGGATGTTTGATTGGTATAGGTTGAATGTTGGCAATCGAAAAACACAACACAGTACATAAAAACCCTTTAGCACTAGGAACGAAGCGAGGGAATATTGTACACTGTAGTTAACATTATCTTTGATAATGTACACTGTAGTTTACATAATGTCGACGTAGGTTGGGAAAGGTCAGAGCCCATTGTACTTTGTGTATAAACAATTACCTACTTCCAAGTCTCGGCTGGTACGACTCACATGAAGCGTATTTTGAGATTAGATGGAACCGTAGCAGGTTCCGTCTGACTGAAACAATCTACATGAAACTTAAACATTATTACATTCGTAATAATGCATTTGTATCTTATTAATTACTTCTATCACAAACGAAGTATAATAGTTTGAGCGTTAGCGAAAACATTAAGAGCTTTAGCTCTTAACAAAAACATAAATAGTATTAGTAAACTTATAAGGTATATTCAAGATGAAAATAAATGATATTCTAACAGAAGCAAAAGCTGATCCTGATGTAGTAAAAAGATTTGCAGGTGTAAGTGCCAGTCAAAGATCTTATTACATATATCACTGGGCTAAAGAAAAAGGCATTCCTTCAGATGATGCTATGGAAATGGCAGGTTATACAAGAGGCTCGTATATAGGCCAAGGATCATACAATTGGGAATATAATCCACCACGTGAAAGTTTAGCAACTGAAGCTCCTGTAGGTATGTTAAAAAAAGCTGGACAGGCCGTAGGTGCTAAAGCACTTGGAGCAATTGGCATGAAGGGCAAAGCAGGCAATTTAGCAGGCAAAGCAGATCTTAGTGCTACAGCAAATACCTTATATAATGAATTTAGACAGTACCTTGGAACACAAGGACTAGATATAAAAAACGCAACAGGTCCATCTTTAGTTGCATTTTTAAAATCTAAGCGTGTTAAGAAAATTGGTGCTGTTCCTAAAGGTCCACTAACTAAGCAAGTTATGGATAATGCATTTATGCAAGCCGCAAAAGAAGCAATGAATACACAGCAAGGTGTAAAAGGACCAGTTGCTAGTCCTGCACCTGCTCCTAAGAAAGCTGTTGCTAAAAAAGTTCCAGCTGGGTCTAGTGGTTATGTAAAGACTAAGGATGCTGCACTTCAACTCAATGCAAAAGAGAAAAGAAGATTAATTCAACAACTTGAAAAAAGTATTAAAATTCCAGCTAAGAAACCTACTGTTTAAAAATAAGGTAAGCCGGACTTTTTAGTAGTCTCTAGATTTTCTTTAATTATATCAGAAATAATATCACGGTCTTCCGGTGGAAGCTCAAACGTTTCATTCATAGTAAGTGATCCACGCATATGCCATGCAAGTTTAAAAAGATTGTAACGCATTTGCTTCACTTCTTTTTCTAGGACCCCAACTTCGTGAAGTATTTCTGATACGCTTAGTGCTAAGATCCTTATACGAAAAAACTTGATTGATCAAATGTTACAGGAACTGTATAAGTTGCTGGCACACCTGCTTCTATTTCTTCCGGAGTAGCATCTATTACTAGTGGCTTAATTGTAAATTTTTCTCTTTGCTTTTCGATATGATCGGTAACACTAGAAAATAATTGTTTATCTGAATTAGCAATAAACTCTTTGATATGACCTCTATCACTAACAACATCTTCACCAATTCTAATTGAATGAATTGAATGCTCGAGTGTATCTAAAGTAAGGTCTGTTAATTTTTTAAAACTATCAGTGAACGTTTGTAGTTTATCACTTTCAGATATTTGATCGTTATTAAGTGCATTGTATATTCTTTGTTCGTTAAACGTTGCTGTACTAGTTTCAGTAAACTGTCTGTATGTTAACGGCTTTAAATGAACAGTTAAATCGCCCATGTTAAATTCGTGTTCGTAGTTTACATTTGAAAACTGATCTAACATTACTCTTAGATCTAGATCAAAGTCTTTATCTTCACCAGAAACTGGTACTTTAATACTAACTTCCATCTTTTCACCATATGTTGCTATACGAATAGCAATTAAGCATGCATCAAGATCCATTGAAGGCATATTAAATGCGTCTTTAATTGCCGGTATACAACTTTGAATTACATCAACTGTAGCTTGACCGTTCAATAAAGCATCTGGTGTTTTGATCATTATTTCGTCCCTAGCCGTCATAGGAAATACTGGATACTCACCTGTTTCAGATACTTCCAAACTTCCTTTAGGGTAATATTGCCCGTTACTTGGTAACGACAAATATATCTTAGGTTGTCTAAAATATTTCTGTAACGGATTTGTGTTTTTGTTTTCCATATATTCCTCCTGGCTAAATACTATTATAAATGTATATACCATTTTTATTTATATACGTACTTAACTGGATTAGATTATAAGTGGCTGACGAAATTAAAATTGAAAATATAGGCGGTGAGAACGGTGTCGCTAGTGAAGTAACACTGGTGCGACTTGTTGCGGCTATGGAAAAAATGGCCAAGACTTCGGGTAACGATCCTAAGTCACAAGGTGCTAAAACACAACAAGCATACAACAAAGCCCAACAGAACGGTGTTAAAGTATCAACTAAGCATAGAGAAGCTGTTAAAGATAATACTACAGCCGTTAAAAACAATACAAAGTATTTGAACTTAATGGGCGGCGGATTATTAAAACTTGCAACAGCAAGCATTGGTGCTGCTATTGGCGGCCTAAAAGGACTTACTGAAGAGTTAATATCCGGCGGCGACAGTTTATCAGATTTTGCTAAACATGTGCCTGTAGTTGGCTCAACGTTAACAATGTTTACAGGAATACTTGATAGAAGTTATGCATCATTCCAATCAATGGCTCTTGCAGGTGCTGATTTTGGTTATAGTTTAGCAGATCTTAGATCAACAGCCGCTGAAGCAAGACTACCTCTAGAAACATTCAGTGCAATGGTAGCACAAAATACTGAAAATTTAGCTGCATTTGGTGGTAACGTAACACGCGGCGCCAGACAAATTGCAGGAATGACTGATTCACTAGGAAAAGATACAAGAGAAGAATTTCTTGCAATGGGCTTCACAATGGAAGACCTTAACGAAACAATGTCTAGAAATGCATACTTAAATAGAGCAGGTTCAAGGACAGAAATTCTTAGTAAAGCACAAAATGCAGAAGCAGCTGCAAGTTTAACAAAGAATATGTTAACACTTTCAAAATTAACAGGCCAAGACGTAAAAACACAACAAGATAAAATTGCACAAGCTCAAATGGACTTTGCATTCCAAATGGAATTAGCAAAACTAGATAAGAAAGAAAGAGAAAAATTAAATGCTGCAATGGCTGAAGCACAAGCTACAGGCGGCAAAGTTGCTGTTGATGCTCTAAAAGCAGAATTCTTAGGAATGCCTCCAGTAACTAGAGAACTTCAATTGTTTACAGCAACTCAATCAGAAAATGCTTCATTAGTGAGTGCTATGTTATCTAAAGCATTAGATAAAAGCACTACACTTGAACAGTTTGAATCAGGACAAGCAGATAGAATGGCCAACTATCTAGAAGCACAAGTAGCAGCTGCAGGCGAACTAGATGCAATTTTAAAATTAGCAGCCGCAGGCGGTGAAGGTATTCCTAGTGAAATATCAGCATTATTTGCAGGTCAAGTTGATCTAATATCAAAATATTTTACAGAATCGGGCGAAGGTCTTATATTTGCAAAAGATGAATTTTTAGCAGATTATGCAGCAGGTAAGATTAAGCCAGAAGAAGGCGGCGAACTTGATTCTATGGGAACATTTATAGAAGCTCTTGGAAACGCAAGACTAGCAATTGTAGACAACTTTATTAATCCTATTGTAGATTTGCTTTCCCCGGTAATTAAGGATATAACAGCATCCTTTAGTTCATTTGTAGGCGAAGAAGGTACTAATACTAAGTTTCAAAACGCACTAAAAGGCCTAAGTACATACATAAACCAATTTAAAATAGATTTTAAAGAAGATCCTAGCAAAGCGGTGACAGGTGTATTTAAAGATATTTCAAAAAGCATATCTGAATTTTTTATGGGCGGAGTTGATGAAAATGGCAAAGAATTTGAAGGATTTTACCAATCAACACTAGCACCAATGTTTGTAAAGATAGGTGAAGATATAATGAAAGGAATAGGTGTTGTTTTTAAAGAAGGGGTTACGTCATTATTCCAAAATCCATTAGTGATAGGTGCGATGGTAGGTGGCATTGGTTTGATGTTTGCAGGCGGCAAAATTAAGACTGCTATGGCACTAGGCGCAGCTTCACTATTTTCACGTTTAAAAACACCCGGAGCAAGTCCTACTGTTACTAGAGCACCTGCAGGTGCAATTGATCCTAAAACAGGCAAAAAAATAGGCGGACAATTCCAACCTGTCAAAAAGAATCCTTTATTAAGTTTTGGTAAAGGCGCGGCTCGCGGAATGAAATTTATTCCAGGTGTTGGTCTTGTTGCCGCTGGTGCAATGGGATTATATGACGGCTTTGGCGGATTTAATGCAGATGAAGATGCAGGATTTGGCGAAAGTCTAGGTAATGCTGGAAGTAGCATAATGAATGGACTAACATTTGGTTTACTTGGTTCAAGTCCACAAGAAATTGCTGCAGAAGCTGAAGCTAAAAAACTAGAAGAAGCAGAGAAAAAAGATTTAGCAAAAGATCTAGGGTTAACAACTGAAAGTGCAAAATTACTAGAAAGAATGGCCGGTATCGGCGGCGGGATGGAAAGAGTTGCAGGAGCATTTGAAAGAATTGATAAATTAGAAAGATTTAGTGAAAATGTAAATGCAATACAAAAAGGACTTGACATATCAGAGCTTTCCAAGTATAATGTTAATATGCAAGAAATAGCAAGGTCCTTAGAAGACATGAATAAAGCGTTAGCAGAAGATAATAAAGGATTATTTGGCGGATCAGGCGTAGCATCAGCTGATTTACTTAAAAAGATGGGCGGATCAGGAGTGAGCGAAGAGACTGCAAACAATATAAATACAGCGTTAGTGAAAATGTCTTCAAAACTAGATAAAATTATTACACATACAAAAGCGACAGCAGACGCCGTAGACTAAAGGAAAAACATGAGCTGGAAAAAATACTTTACACCAGTACCAACAGGTACTAATGTTGATGGAAGCTATAGTCCGTTCAGTGGATACAATGGCGGGCTTCAGCCTGGACCTGCTACTAAGAATTATAATTCACATTTACCAGATGTATACGTAGGTAGTCCAAATCGTGTTGAACGTTATGGTCAATACAACACAATGGACAGTGATTCAGAAGTTAATGCGGCACTAGATATCCTTGCTGAGTTTTGTACACAAAAGAATGAGCAAAATGGCACTAACTTTACATTAGAATTTAAACAAAAAGCAACAAATTCTGAAACAACAATTTTAGCAAAGTATTTACAGCAATGGTGTAAACTTAATAAGTTTGAAACACGTATGTTTAGACTTATACGTAATGCATTTAAGTACGGTGATCAATTATTTGTTAGAGATCCTGAAACTAAAAAGTTATATCATGTAGATGCAGCAAATTTAACAAAAATTATTGTTAACGAATCAGAAGGCAAGACTCCTGAACAATATATTATCAAAGATTTTAATTTAAACTTTGGTGATTTAGTTGCAACAACTCCGCATCAAACAAATGGTCAAACAAATAACGGTGGCGCAGGCAGTTATCAAAGCGCAAGTGCTGGTAAAGGTTATATTGGAAGCCAACAAGGTAGTCAAGCAGGCACACGTTGGAGTAGAGAAGAGTCAGAAATAGCCGTAGATGCCGATCATGTTGTACATCTTAGCATGAGTGAAGGCTTAGACAACAACTATCCATTTGGTAATTCATTATTAGAAACAATTTTTAAAGTATACAAGCAAAAAGAACTATTAGAAGACGCA